TTGCAGCCTGTTTTCTAATTATTTTTGTTTTAATATCAGGATCTATTCCATGTGCACCAGCGTCTACGTCTATGTGCTTTCCATCTTTATGAATACGTGCAGTTGTTCCATGATAAGAAACTTTATCGTCGGCTTCCCAATCAAATGGATGTTTAGCCCAGTTACGCATCAAATCTTGAGCGCCAGCTTTATGCGGACCTTCGATGCCACGCTTCTGTAAATTTTTTACAGCAAACTTAGTATGAATAACATCGCCTTCTTCAAGGTATTCTCTTACAACACGCTTGATAAGCTGACCAGGAGTTTCTTTTTTGTAAACAGCTACCAATTCATCAGATCCATCGAATCTTGATGCTGGTTTTCTAAAATCTTTTGAATGCTTTTCAGCATCTTCTTCTTTTACAGGGACGCAGTTTGGAACTTTTTTACCGTTTTTCATCTTCATACCAACGGCTTCATAGCCTTTCCAGCATGCCTTTTTTAAATCTTCGTCTAGTTCCACAGCGAAACCTCCTGCAATGAATGAATTTACTCGGTCAAATGCAAATGAATCCGGAGTTCCGCCAAAGGCTTCGTTCCAGATTGAATAACCTCTACGATACACTTCTTCTAGTATATCCGTGGAGATGCCTGAATTTGAGGATTTTTTGTATAGAGAAAGTTTGGCTTTGTCAGTGAGTTGGACAGACTCGCCTAGCTGAGTTCCAAAAGTAGAGTATTTTTTCATCGGAGTTTCCCTTGGGTTTTCCTATATATGCGAGTCTGCCCATAGCCTTATCGCACTGACGTTCTATTTATAAAAGATATTATCTTGATATTTCTTCCCAATCCATAGAAGCGTATATATCTGCGCCGCCAGTGTCTGCTGCAGCAACTACTGTTAACTCATAAGGACTAGAAGTTAGACCATTTCTTTCCAGCTGAAACTTAAATAGTGCTTCTTTTAAAATATCAACAGGACTTGAACCCTGATTAGAACCAGTGGTCCATCCGGAAGCCAAAATTCTACCGCCCGCAAAACTGGTTCCTGTTATATTATATTCAACAGCAGAATCATCTCCTGCAGTAGTCCATGTTCCGCCTGTAGTTGTACCAGAAGCTACTACTCTCCAATTATAATTAGCATTGTTGGTTATTCCTAGTATCGATAAAGCAGTAAGAATAACAATAGCATCAAGTCTATCAGGAGAAGCCTTCAATCTAATTGAGACAACTGGATAATATGTATTAACAGTTGTTAAATCTCTTGGCGCCCCAATAACTGTGCCAATGGCTTGTTGAAGACCTCTTAGTTCATATCCGCCTTCAGAAATAACAGTGGAACATACTTGTTTTAGAGTTGTATTACTTGCAGTTACGCCTGTATTTTTAATTTCATATCTCAATGGAAGAGATGCCGTGGTCATATATGTTGATGTAATAAAGTTAGCATGATGGAATGAATGACAGTAAATAAGGTTACCATTAATAACGAAACCGCATCTTACTGTACCTAGACCAAGCCATTCAATATCAATAAACATAATCTGTGCTTTGGTTAAATCCAAAGTTATACCAGATGGATTTGGAGAAACAGCGCCCAATAATGTATCCACATTCCAACTAGACTGTGCTACTCTCGTTTCTTGCATTACTCCTGATGATAAAGACCTTTCAACCAAATATGCTGTATTATCTGCCACCTCAAGATAAATGCCATTGTTAGCGCCATAATATCCTACACGCTGACGAACATTAGTCTTAGGCTGCATGACAAATGTTTGTAAAATTTGTAAAGATTTGCCAGGTTGATAAGAGAAAACCTTAGTTGTTTCGCGAATGATTTCAGCATTATTGGCTGTTGTTAAATTAAGATTTATAAGACCTTCATTATTAGAAAAAACATAAGTTCCGCCAGCAGTATTTGAAGTAGACCATAGATTGTTATCGCGATAACGATGAGAAGAGTCAAAAAGAGTTAATGGGCTTGAAACTCTGGCTCTTCCGAAAGCATCAACTGCTCCAACAACAGGTGTTGTTGTTATTGTACCAGTAATAGCTGCAGTAACTGGCAATGGAACTGAGTTTGTTATATTAGCGCCATTGCTATGAAAAATAACAGAATTTTGAGTTGTTGGAAAATTGTTTACCGAAACAACAACGTTTGCAGTAATAGCAGCAATATTACCAGTAATTGTTACTGACTGATTAGCAAAAGAAACGTTCTGGGTTGTTGGAAAGTTATTGATAGAAACAGTTACATTGGAACTAATCGTACTTATTATTAAATTACCAGTAACTGGCAATGGAACAGAAGCTGTTATATTTGCACTATTACTGTGTCTAATATTAACATTACCAAGAATTGGCATATAACTAATATTAAGATCTTGAAGAAGGCCAGAATTACCAATTTCAGTAATATGAACGTGAACTGGTTCTAGTGGAGAAGAATTAACAATGATAGTATTTGGAACGTTTACGTTAATTGAACCGTTTGCTGTAATATTAACGTTAGAGCTACCGAGGGTAACTGGTAAAGGATTCGTATTACTTACAACCTGTCCATTAGGAGTGGCTAACATTTGTACTTCAAAAAGAGTTTTATTACCGCTCTGGTATGTAGTATTTGCAGAATTATATGTAGCCATTATATTTTAACCTTTGGTTACGTTGTTATTTTTACCCTTATTTCTTATTTTATCTCTCAACAGTGGATCACCATTAGGATCCTCTTCGTAATAAGGAAGAGTTTTATCTCTAGATACGATGTGAGGATTAAATTCTTTAAACCCTATTAAATTAAATTGAGTATCTTTCATCATTTTCATCAAAGCGCCGTTTTGTTGATCTTTAGCCAATGCATTAGTGTTTATATATTGTTGCAAAGGGTTATCTTGTACAGCTGGATTACCAGAAACATCACCAAACCCACGAACCATTAAACCGCCAGAAACTGTTTCCTCAGTAACAGGTTTTGGTAATTTAGTTGGAACCGGAGTAGCATCCCAAATATGCATTCTGTGAGTTACATAACCATCAGTAAATTCATGTGTTTCAGGAGTTGGATGTATTTTCATAGTCTGTTGTCTTGGTAACAAGAATTCCTTTTCCTCAGGAAGAGAGGAAGTACCGCCCATATAAGCTCCGCTATGACCTTTAGGTATATTGATTCTTAATATATGATTATCAGCGCCTTCTTCTTTTTCGTCTTTGTCTGGATCATACATGTGATCCATAGTTTCTCCAGTAGAATCTTTGTAAAGAGGCTTAGAAAAAGTAGAAGCAACCTTTGGATCTATTGATGTAGACGTATAACTAGGCATATATAAATTATTTTCTGGATGTTTTTCGGCCATCTTTCCTGGATTAAAACCTACTCCAGAAAAAACGGTCATTGGTTTTTTTGTTTTACTATGGTTTAAAGCGTTATCCAAACCTTCGATGTGATCCCAATCTGCAATCATAGGCATTTCATTTGGATCACCGCCTTCATTATGATGATCAAGGAGTGCGTGATTAAGATCAAAACTTGATTCAGAATATTGTTTTAAATGTTCAACGTGGGGGTTACTTTTATATTGTTTTTGTAATGCTGCGTCAACCTTTTCTGGGCCGCCTTTAGCAATATGATCGTTAGCATTTTGTAGATGATTTACTTTCTCATCTCTGTTTTCAGGATAATCCGTGCTGTTGAGCATTTCTTGGTAAGGCATTTGGATTTTTTTTTCAATCAACTGCCTGAAAGAAATTCTTCTAGATTCTTTTATTGGTTCTTGTGAATGCGAACCATGTTGAACTAATACAGAAGTTCCTGGATTAAATGGTTCTGCTTTTGGTTTTGAAGTTTTTTTGGCTGCTGGTTTGGTTGGCTTTGGTGGCTTTTCTGGTGGCTTGGCGTTACGAATATCATTCATAAGAGCAGCTGCCTGTTCGTCATTCATACGACTAGGAGCGCCAGCACGGAATCCTTCAAAGTTGTTTAATCTTGCATGATTTCTTTGAGCGGTTCCTGATACACCTTCTACACCTTCAGCGTCAGGGTCACGACCACCAGCAGAATGAACATTAATGTTATCGAAGTTAAAGTATCCATGATGTGCGCCTTCTACTCCATTATATTTGTTCAAGAGCTCTTGAAACTGTTCAACTCTGTCTTGACCAACTACAAGATGAAGGTTTCTGACACCCTGTGCATGTAGTTTAGCGACATGATGTAACAAACTTGGCGATTCAGGTGAAGAAGTTGATACATTAGCCCCAGGAAATGCTAATTTAGCATGTCTTAGTTTTTGTTCAGCAGTTAATGGATTCTTATCACCATCATGAGAATGAGAAAGAACAATACTGTGCCCAGCATCAAGATTATTAGCAAGCTCCATGACATGATTAACAACACGCTCATGGCCAATCGTGGGTGGATTGGCTCTCATGAATGTTGTTACATGAGTTGTCTTATCTGCTTCTACTAAGAAGTAATTACTGAAGTTGTGCATTTGCTGCTTCCACTTGGTTTTTCTTAACTCCATTTTTCAAGAAATTCAATCTAGAAAATTCTGTTCTTGAAACGGCTTTTGATGCATTACCTTTTTTATCAAACAGTGCTGTTCCTTCTGAACCTGTTGGTTCGCCAGCCACACTGAATTGATATCTATTGTTTTTATTTGCAACACCAACTAACACATTCTTAGCATTTTGAAGATGCTTATGTAGTTCTAATGCTTTATCAAAATGTTCTCTGTTTTTAGAGATATGTTCAATGACAGCCGCATGAGCCTGTATTCTTTTTTGTTTAGCGGCTTCAGTTTTAACTTTCTCTAAATCTTTTAAATGACGAGCAGTTAGATGATCAATATAACCTTGAGATGATGGTGTTCCACCAGTTTTAATCATATTATTAATATGGGCTTCTAGATTTTCACCATGTCCAGCAAGAGCATCCATTGCCTCTGGTTTCATAGAAGCATAAACTCTTTTAGCCTTCTCCATATGATTGAGAAATGCTTTTTGTTCTTCTGGAGTATAGTTAGAAGGATCCGGATCCATTGTTGGATCAATATGATTAACGTCTGGATGTTCTCTGAACGTAGCACGTGTCTTAGGATCTAGAGGCTCTGCTGACATATTTTCTAACCCACCACGACCTTTATATTGTGTGTGAGTTACAACGCTAAGTTCTTTTGTCAAATTCCTTCCTTCTGGTGAATTAGAAGGCGCTGACATTGTAAGAGTGTTTGGGGTTTGAGAAGTCATGCCGCCTTTTTTGACTGCATCTTTCTTTGTTCCCATAAGATCAGCTTGGAACACTCCGCCTTGTCTTGGCATGATTCCAGGCAAATGTTTTAAAGCCGCCTTTAGTTTTTCAACTAATCCAGGAGCATGACCATGATTACGTTCAATATCTTCATCAGTATAATTGATTTTTGGTTCTTTATTGAAAGCAGATTTTGATGCTACGAAAAACTTACCTGTCTGTGGGTGTATTCCATAAACTACAGAAGGAGATCCGTCATGCTTTTCCGTAGCCTGAATGCTACTTCTTTTACCCAACAAGAAGTCGTGTAAACCACGTAGATGTTCGTCAGCAATAGCAACACCATCATGACCATGATGAATCACATAATCTTCGATATGTCGAAGATGCTTTAATGGTTTACCTGTTGCAGCTTCTTGTTCTGCTAAGAATGTTTTGAAATCTATTCTCATATTCCTGAATCCTGATGACCGCCGATTGAATTGTCTTTATGAGCCTGATGCATATGTTCCGGATAGCCATTTGGAGCAATCCTTTGACTTGGTGGTGGTTTTTTTATTTTTGGTCTTGGCGCTGAAATGAATGGCGATGTAGAAGCGCCACCAGAACTTGCTGCAGTTTGTTGCATTGATGCTCTGAATCTCTGTCTTCTTCTAGCTGCAGGAGAATCAATTGTTGCTGTATCAGGAATATGAGGCTCAACTTCAACAGGTTCGCCTGATTGAGAATCAGCGACATGATGATTCTGAGGTACAGGTTCTTTGCTTTTATCTTCCTCTTTATGTTTAGAGTTTTGTATTTTAAAAGCGCCATTTGTTCCTTTATATGGCCCATTTTGAGCTTTTAGATCTTGAGTTGCAACTCTTTCCCACTCACCAGTTTCCCTATGTCTACCGTAAAAATGAACGCTAATAGCTCCATCTCCACTTTCGTCTCCTTCTTCGCCACGCCCAACACGTGCCTGCAGATTTTCGTATTGATTTAATACGTGTGGAGCAACATCATCCTGATCGTATACGACCGAGTTAGCGTCGCCGTGTGGATTATTCTTATCTGTATGAGAGTGAGCAATAACAGTTTTAAGTTTAGTTGGTTCTGAAATTGACTTAGTAATCCAATCTCTAATTGGCCCATCATGCCCTGCTTCGGCTACTTTTTTGTTGATAGAAGCAGCTAATGTATCTGCCATTCTTCTTCTATGTTTCAAACCAATATCATAAGCAGTTTGCGCTCTTTGTGCACCTTCAGACAACTCTGTGTTTTGTGTTTTTGGCTTTGCCGGAGCTTTTTCAGTGAAAGCTATTCCTTTTGATTTGGCTGCAGCCGCTCTTTTTTTCCAAGAAGCTGTTTTTTTCTCATATTCTACTAAAGACTTATTGTATGCTGAAATTCTTCTCTTTTCGTTTTTTAATTCTGCTCTGTCTTTCTTAAAAAGAGCATGTTTTTGATCTTGTGTTACTGCTCCTGCTGCTGCTCCATGATATTTACCAAGAGTTTTTTCGAGTTCGGCTTCTTGTTCTTGCTTCATCTTTTCGAGAGGATTAAGGCCAGTTTTAGAATCAACTCCCATTCCGGCTTCTTTGCCTATTCTATCCAAACCCCATCCAGCATAGTTTGGTTCTGATTGACTACCATACTTTGAAGAAACCGGAATAAAATCTGTGCCACCTCTGCCATTGTCAGCAGAAATTATAAGATCGCCTTTTTGATTTGGATCTTTTTGGCCTGTTAATTTTTCGTGATCTCCTGCTTTATTTTCAGTGTCTGCATTAGAAGTCCAATGAACTCCTTTAATATGTTGTCTGCTTTTCAATCTTCCAGATTTAATTAAATGTTCAATTAATGCCTCAGCAGTCTGATCAGAATGTCTATCAACAGAATCATATTGTTGTTGACCACGACGGTTAACAATACCAGCTTCTACCTGTTGTGGAGTACCACCAATCATTTTACCAGTTTTATCAATTCTGGCTTCTGGTCTAAAATGAGAGGGGTAATATCTTTCTCCATCTTTGACAAGATGTTTACCCAAATGATGAGCAAGAGCAAGTTCTGCTAGCTTGCCCTTATCATCATTCATACTTCCTTCGTCTTCTTGTGGTTGAGAAACTACAGAGGTTAATGATGGATTAGAACCTTTTTTAGTAGTGGCTCTTTCGACAAGAAATTGAGAAAAATTAATCATACAAGCCTCGTATAAATTGAATATTTTATCATATTTATAATACGAAAAAGGGCGAGCCTTGCGACTCGCCCCGATAACTTTCTAGCACAAATATGGTCTGGCGGAACCCCACCGTTTTCTCCAGACTATTCCGTGGCCCTTTCTTAATTAGGCTCGTGCCGCTTCCACTATGTGGACAACATATTTTTGCTACTATTATTTAGTGTAGGATTGACCTTACGAACCATAAATTCAGGGGTAAAACCATCAAAACCACCACCTAAATTAAGAAATTTCATCATTTTTTTAGCATCTGCATTATGATCAAACGCCTTGATAATGTGTCCTGTCGCCTTTTCCTCCACACAATAGGTTCCACCAATCTCTGTCACTTTATAATTAACGGCCATCAGTCATCTCCTTGATGCATTTACGAATTTCATTGGTAATCAGGTCTTTACAATAAGAACACTCTGGAGTCCAAGCAAGCATATTCAATACCTGCTGTTCGTTTGGTTCTGTAGCATAGTTTAGAACAGCTTTAATATCAGCTGTGTCTATGTAGTTACATGAACAGACTATCAATTACTCCCCCTGTGATTGTGAAACTGCACGGTGATAATAGCGTTCAAAGATTTCAAGGCGATCCTTTTCAGAGTAGGCATCAGGTATCGGATATCCCTTTACCTTCTGCCATACATGTTCTGCCATTTCTAGTGTGACCTGTTTATCACTTAAATCCTTCGAACTTGCTTCGGTCGAATTTTGATTTTGGTCTTCCTCGTTCATTCTCTTCCTCCATGAACTTGCCCTTATCCATCACTGGGCGATCATCAACCAATCCATCTTGACCAGATTGTTCCACATCGTAAAGTCGCATTTTGCTGCGATCAATGCCAAGCACAAACCTACGATTACTCCCAGGATCAGAATAACGATTCTTGAGCTGTTTAACCATGATCTGGCTGAGACTTTCAAGTTCTTCTGAGCTAATGAGGGCAAACATAAAATCAGCTGTGGCTGGGAGTCCAAAGGATTCCGATGTATCTTCCAGTCCCACGTCGCTGTTCGAATATCCGCTTCGAGTTGTTTGAGTTGCCGAGACGATAGGGACGTCGTACTCAACTGCCAGCCCTCGTAATTCTTCTGCGATTGCTTTGATAAGGGTATAAGAATTGACGTTGGCTGCATGTTTAATCCTCGATGACAAACAGATATTCAAATAATCAATATAGATAACGTCCGGTTCAAAGTTCTTCTTGATACGTAATTCATTAAGAAGATGTCTGAAATTAGCAGAACCTGCACAAGCAGTTGGATACTCTTTGATAATAAGTTTACCAGTATACTTTTCTTTTAACTTATTGATCTTAGTATCATATGTCTGCTTGGGCAGTAGTTCTAACTCATCAACAGCAGTATCTAGAAGGTTCGCATCGATACGTTCTGCGATTCTTTCTTCTGCCATTTCAAGTGTGATGTACAGGACGTTGAGTCCTTTAGTAAGGTTGGCTGCTGCACAGTGACACATGAAAAGGGACTTGCCAACGCCAGTACCGGCAAGGGCGATGTTGAGAGTTTTGTTAGGGAGACCGCCGTTTGTGATTGTGTTGAAGTAGTCAAGATCGAAAGGAATTCTCTTCTCTTTACGATGGTAGAATTCGTATCTCTCATTACTGTCATCCAGAAAATCATGACCAATATGGGTATCAAAAGAGACGCCGAGAGCGTCAGTAAGAATTGATGGTATACTTCCTTTGGAGATTGAACCATTTTTTTCATCCATAATTTGGATTGACTTCATGATCGCAAGATATAATGCCTTATCTTGGCAGAATTTCTCGGTTTGATCCAAGAGCCAATCTAGTTGAGTGTTAGAATCAGATTCAAGACTGGCAATAATTTCCTTACCAATTTTAAATGTCTGATCGTTTAGTCCCTCTTTATTAGACAGGTCTATTGCTAACGCTTCTAGAGAAGGGAAAGAGTTGTACTTTTTGACATAATCGTCAATCAAATCATAAACAACACGTTCTGAATAATCCTGAAAGTACTCGCTCTTAATGAAAGGAATAACCTTTCGATTGTATTTATCATTAAACAATAGATTCGACAGGATTACACGTTCAATATTCATATATTCTCCTTAGTCCCAAAGTCCACGGTAATATTTTCCAAATAGTCTTAGACCATTATCGATACGTTCGTTATATTCTTTGTCAACCAGAAACCGTTCCCAATTATCATCCTCATCTTTATGAGCAAGCTGTTCAAAGGTCCATGTCATTTCTTTAAGAACCCAGTCCCACTTATAATGAACCCAGTTGTCTGGTCCCCATTCGCCCTTTTTATCCGAATGGCGCATGTGTGGTGGAACATCCTCATCGTCAACTAGTTGCGAACCAATTCTGTGTTCTGATAACCGTTTTAGTAGTGGATAAACAATGGTTGCAATTGTATGATCTGCATTCCAAGTATCATAATTGTCGATATGAACCTTAACCTTACGTTTCTTTCTACGTTCGATCCAATTACAAACATCCATTACCCAGGTGTTTGATAACCATTCACCAATATTGTGTCTGGTATCTTCACTAAGGAATGGGATTTTATCAGCAATCTGATATGGCCCTATCCATCTTGTATATGGTCCGATATACACTTTCATTCTTCGTCCTCATCATAAACTAAACTGCCTTCAGTGTCAAGTGAATACTTACGCTTGATGTATGCAGCAAAATCAGTTTCCTGGAAGATACTCATCCAAAATTCTTTACTGTCCACGATATCGCCTGCTCGGAAATTCTTTCCATCCACTTCCCCAGTCGTACGATCCACCTTGGCATACCAACCCACTTTTGGTTTAGCCACATAACCGCCTTCGAGGGCAATATCGAGCAAACCACTCCAACGATTAATACCGCCTTCATAATTAACAGTGATTGGGATTTTAGACTTCTCACGAACGTAACGAGATTTCTCCACGTTAATGACGAAATGATACCCCTGAATTTCGTTACCATCTTTATCCTGCTGTCTGCCTAGAATCCAAATATTGTCTGCAGAATATACTCCGCCAGTACCACCACCAACAATATCTTTAGGGAACATACCAATTTCTTTGTAAGTATGATTGACTGCCACAAGGGGAATATCTTTCAAAGTAAGATGAGGAGTGATCATTCGGAACAGAGACTTTAGCTGCTTGGCACGTGACATGTCAGCAACTGACTTTTCATTTAACGCATCTTCAACTTCCTTCTTAGAAGCAAGATTACCAATCGAATCAATAACAATAAAGACCTGATCATTGCGATCAATCTCTTTAAGCTGTTTCATGATATCGAACTTTAATTCTTCAACGTCAGTAATTGGCGTGTGAACAACAGAGTCTAGTGGAATCTTAAACTTATTAAAATAAGACTGCGGAGTACCAAACTCAGAATCATAGAATAAAATAACTCCATCTGGATATTTCTTAAGATAAGCAGAAGCCAATAGCAGAGCAAAGCCAGTCTTGAAGTGCTTTGATGGTCCAGCCAACATCGTCATGCCAGGAGTAATACCAGCATCAATAGATCCGCCCAGTGCTACGTTAATCATTGGCACTGCAGTTGGAATCATATCCTTCTTGGTATAAATCTTACTATCTGTTAATGTAGATGTCAAATCAATTGTACTGTTCTTAATAAGTTTCTCTTTTAATGACATATATTTCTCCGTATTATCGTAATATTAGTATAGCGTATATTTGTATATTTGTCAACTCTTAATATAAGTATCCATCTTTTTAATAAAAGCATCGATATTCTTCACACGATCCGCTCCTGCCCATTTGATAATATCCTTGTCAGGATTCTTTTTCAAATTCAATAGGAGAGGCATAATCATCTTACGTAGACCCTCTAGCTTTACCTGTGTAGATCCTAGCTGGTCCTGTAATTCTAATTCTCCTGCTTTCAGTTCATCCTCAGAAGTAAATCCAAAGTCAAACTCAAAATCGTTGTCGTCTAGTTCTGTCATGCGAAAAATCCTTCTAATGTAGATCTCTGTTCTGTAGACCAGCCAATTACGTCTGTGATAGAGTTGAGTGGCTCTAAGAACGATTTGTTAAATTGTTTCTCTTTGTCAATATACTGATCTAGATATTGAAGTTCTTTTGGTAACTCATCCGGAACAGCAATGACTTCTTCTTGTACAGGATTGGGAACCTTTAGATAAGCAAATCTAACTTTATCCCCATCCTGAATAGCTGGAATGTTTTTAATATTGTGTTTCTTCAACAGATGATTGAAGATAAGAGAACCTTTGACATGGATTGGTGAACCCTTGTCATACAACATAGATTTATTCTTGTTGTAATTAGATAATCCCTTAACGCC